GTCGGACGGAACGATTAAAGAGTATAAAAATTGGACTGTATATAGTAGATTAAATTATAATGCCACTAGCACGTCTAATTTAAAAACTAGGTCACTCGTCACATCAAGAGGTACTCGTTTATTTGTCGATGAGGGGAAATATCTTGCTGGTACTGGAAGTGAAGAAATTTACTGGGTTAATCCTTTCATTATGTGGGCGGATAGAGCTAGTCTACCATATGGGAATCCAAATACTGCTCCTATAATTGGCTACGCTAAATTTGATGTAAATATGAACCTTATTTGGTGTAAGGTTCCGATAGAATCTGGTGCTACAGTTTGTACTTCTTCATCTATTTCTAATCCATCAAATTATTTGCGTACTTCAAACGCACAAATAATAAGAGTTAAAGATGGAATTTTGTCCGGCTCTATAGCTCGTGGAGCGGGAGGTTTCAGTGAATACTTTGAACTTGATGCTGATACTGGTGATGTTTTGTTTGCTTGGAATAAAATGAGCATCGGCGGTGTGACCGCAAATTTTCATCAGATAGCAGTAGACGATAATTATGTATTCGTTTATGCAAATACAAGTGTATTGTCCAAAGAATTAAAATTTTTGTATCGTCTTAACAGAGACGCTACGCAAACTGTAAGTGCTTCTTTAGACCTTGGAGCTGTTCTCGGTTATAGCTCATCAATTTTCTCTTATGATATGAATGTAATAGATGGTAAATTGGTATTTATTCTTTCAAACTCTCCTTCAAGTAGATATTATCTCTTTATTATTGATATTGATACGTTTACCATTGATTCCTACTGGCATCTCACGAATGGTTGGGACGGCTCTCAGATAATGCATACGAGTATACAAGAACTACCCCAAAAAGGATGGTTTGCAATCACTTCTTTTGCTGAAAATATCGGAAGGATCGACGTAAATGACATGCCGAGTGGTGTTTACGGCAATCCCACAGCTCCCTCTGGCGTGTGGTCAAGCCAACCACAACCTTTTGTTAGTCAACCAGTGCAAACAGGAAGTGGCCTTTCAAATTTATGCGCGGGAAGTGGCGCTGTTACATTCTTTGTTGATTATCAAAGTGTTCCTTTCTCGTCAGGATTTATAATTATTGAAGAGGAAACTACTACAACTTGGAGTGTGTCTGGTGCAGGGGTGCTCGATGTAGCTGGAAGTCCAAACGGCCTTGATCGACTTTATCAATTCGCCAACGGGTACGGTCTCTGAACTAAAGGTCAATAAAATAAACTAAACTTCCGTAAAGCCTTAGTTCTTTATCTATACATTCTATTCCTATTCTTTTTAGATACTTAGCTAATCCTTCAGTTTCACTTTCGCCTTTTACAAGGAGAAAATCGTAGGGATCGAGTTTTCTGAAAATTTCTTTGAATGCTTTCCAGATTCGTATCATTTGTTGTGGCGTCTTTTTGGTCTGTCGGCTCGATCCAAAAACGATTGATCTACATCTTTTGTTTTTCTTTGACCAATACCAATCTCTGCAACATCTCTTACTTTTATGGCTTACTAAACCCACGTTCCAAACTCTATCCTCAGAGCTTTCTCGCTCTACAATTAACATACACCATTGGTTGTTTAACTTTATAAAGCGCGTGTGTCTTTTAGGTTTAGGCATAAAAAAAGGGGGGTCACCGGCCCCCTTGAATCAATAGTGGGCGGGGAGCTGAAGGCTAGTACTCTTCGCCAAGGACACCTCCAGCGTGGGGAACACCCCGCCGCTAGAAGTCTACTGCTGCTCCACCACTTGTCTCCTTTTGTTTTGCTTCCCAAGCAGCCTGCAGCTCTTCCTGCGTGGGAGCCTTCTTTCTGCTCTGCCCTTCCGCAGTAGGCACAGGAGGCTTGCTCTCTTCTTTCTGCCCCTCTGCTATGCGAGGCACATCCCCAAGACCTTCTAAGGTGCCATCGTTTTTCATTGAGGCAATAAACTGGTCCTTGATCGCTTTGTGATCCTCCCCGAAAGGAAGCTCTACTAAATTGCTTCCTGGGATGTGAGATCTCAAAGCTGATGTGAGGGTATCAGTGTTGCTAGAAAGCCATTTCGATATGTCTTCAAGCAAAACTGTTTCATCCTTACTTGCAGGGGGTCGATCATTAAATTCTATACAGTTATAGTTGATCTTATTACCATCCATTCCCGTAGTAGGATCTTTCTCGTTAAAACTTTTCTGAACAAACTTAGTGCTTGTTATAATACTTGCACAGTTTATTCTATTGTTAAATAAGTTTTGAAAGTAACCTATAAAGTTTTTTTGAGATGTCTTACCAGAAATAATGGTTGTTGTTACACATCTAGGTGGTAATAGTCGATGCTTAGGGGTCACTCCGATGTAGGCGATCCTTATAAATTCTTCAGTAGTTCTCATGCCAAGATTACCAAAGAAAGGAGTAAAGCCTAAAAGCACAAACTCAATAGGAATGCCGTTATCGTTTGAATCTGTAATAGCTTGTTCTGAATCAACATCTGAAAACCATCTACGTGACTGAAGATTGACTCTTAAAGTGTGGGGCGGAAGATTGCAGAGAATTTCGGAAGCTTCGAAGTCGCCAGCGATAAAAACCATTGGATTGTTGTAGGAAGAAAGTAAGTAGTTAGTCGAGATCGAAAGAAGAAGAGCCGAGAGCAGCCGTGGCTACGAGACCCTTTTCAGGATCAGCGGCTTTTTTCGGAGCTTTTCTCTGGCTCCTCGGTAGATAAAGTATCTTATCCACTGTGCAGTTTAGGAACTTTTTCTCGTTTTTCTCGGAACTTGAGATCTTTCCGACAGCAATGGTCGGAGTTCCTGCTCCTAGATCAGAAAGTTGTTTTGAAAGTTCACCAAATGCACTTAGCTTAAACCAACTTGTTTCACTAGCATCATTTTGCCAAGCGATAGACCTGTTCGTTACGGTTGTGTCTTCGAGTTCAACTTCCTCAGTCTTGGGGCCGAGGCCACCCGTTGCCATGAAGAGGTTGATCGCAAGAATGTCGTCAAAGTTCTGTTGTGTCACAACCAACATTGGTTGCATTATGAGAACACTGTCTGGGTTGGGCTTTGTAGGACCAACCGCCATTACTGTCTGACCTTCCTCAAGTGTGGACAGAATTTTGCCGACGTAGTGGTCCGACTTCTGTTTGAGCTGAACCGCTGTGGCTACACGCTTTTCAGTGGAAGGAAGACTTTCAGCAAGAACGTTAATCACACCCTCATCGGTTTGGGCTTTGCTTGTAATCCTTAGCCCTAGTAGAAAGATGTTCACGTTTGAGGTTTCGGTAAACGGTTGAGTTTGAAACGTTAAATGCCTTGGCTACCTGCCGCATGGAGGCCCCTTGGCGCAGGTAGGCTAACACAAGTTTTATGTCTGCCTGAGAGAATTTTGCGTGTGCGTGCCTCTTGTATTCGAAATGGTATGGGTTTACGCACCTTTTGTTGCCGCAGTTGAGACCCACATGAGTATCGTCTTTCGGTATGTCAAGATATTTTAATATAAGTGGTCTTATGAAAACTCTTTCATTAAAACAGTATGTGCAGGGAGCTTCATCGCTTGAGAATTTACCCGTCCACTCCCAACACTCTCTATGACTGAAGTCATTTGCTGCTAATTTCGAGAATAATAAAGAGTTTGCATCTACAAGCTCTTGAGGCACCCGTCCGTCAATATATTCTACGTGTGCCACACTTAGACCAAAAGCTCTTGTTATGTCTTTTGCTTGAGCCTGCGCGTGGCCTGTAGTTTTTGCTTCTAAGATCAATCTTATCTCTCTTGTCTGTTTCTTTTTCGCTAGTGGTTCCATTCGAAGTAAATAATATTTCATTTACCCTAAGTCTCTTCTATACATGGGTTTTAGATTATATTTGTTTGTAGTAACAATTTCAAGTATTTGTTTGCAGTCTTTTGCTCTTTCAAATGTTGCAAACTGATGAGCTTGTTCCTTTATATTTGTTGTTGTGAAGACTTTGTTCTTTTCAAGAAAGTCTTTTACGAACACAGGTTCCTTTTCGTTTGAGTTGGTTGCTAAGATAAGCACCCATATCTTGTCGTAGAACCTGAAGGTATTACTTTGTCTCACTTCAAAATCCGTAAGTAATTCGAATTTCTTTTTGGTCACCTTAGTTCTCGTCTTGGCCGGTGCGTCCGTTTTCTTAATAAATCTTTTCTTTGGTTTGCCTGTTTTTATTGACTGGTCAACGTTTTTCTTTTGCTTCCTCGCTTCGTTGCAAGCTTTTAATGGAGCGTCGAATGCTTTTATCGTTGAGTAATAATTATTGGCGT